GAAATAATGGCTTTAACTTTTAAAGATAATGCAGATGCCGCAAGGGGTAAAGATGCTAGAGATGTAATCTTTGAAGAATCAGGAGCTTTTGGTTCTCCTGGTCTTTTAAAAGCAGCATATAAAGCAACTGAAGACTGTGTTATGGCAGGGGACATTAAAACAGGTATGATTACTGTGTTTGGTACTTCAGGGGATATGGAAGGAGGTACTGCAGACTATTCTGAGATGCACTCTAACCCACTTAGATTTGGTATGCTACCATTCCAAAACATTTGGGATGAAGACTCTGAAGATATGAAGTGTGGTTTCTTCCACCCTATTAACTGGAATATGGAAGGGTACTATGATGCCCAAGGTAACTCAGATACAGAAGGAGCTAAACAAGTAGAGCTTGCAAACAGAAAACTTCTTTTAGATAATGGAGCTACTTCTGCTGATATTCAACAAAGAATGCAAGAAAAACCATTGGGCCCATTTGAAGCCTTTGGTATGGTTTCTACAAATAACTTCCCTGTTCTTGAACTTAAAAGACAACTTGAGATTGTCAAAGCCAAGAACTTACACATGATTATGGGTACTCCTGTCAAACTATTCTATGACTATGAGTCTAAGAAAGTTAAAGCAGAACCTATATTAGATGGCAGTGCCAATGTAATTTATAGACAAAAGCCAGACAATACTTCATTAGAAGGATGTCCTGTTATTTATGAATACCCTGCTGAAGTGCCACAAAGAAATGCCTATAAAATTGGATATGACCCTTACAGACAAGCACAAGGTACTTCCTTAGCTGCTGTTTATGTTTATAAGTCAGTAATTATTGGAGAAAGAACCAAAAGAATAATTGTAGCAGAATATGTAGGTAGACCTGGAGAAGCAGATGATGTAAACTACATTTGTAGATTATTTGCTGAACTTTACAATACTACTATTATGCATGAAAATGAGGTGACCCATGTCAAGGATTACTTCAGAAGAAGAAAACAATTACATTACCTAGCTTATCAACCTGATGAAGTTATTAAGAAGAATGTGAAGAATTCTAAAGTAAATAGACTTTATGGATGCCACATGAATGATCAACTTAAAGATGCAGGTGAAAAATACATTAAGTCTTGGTTACTTGATGTACAAGACTATGATGAAGAAGGGTTTCCAATAAGGTCTCTAGACCAAATCTATTCTATAGGACTCTTAGAAGAATTAATTGGCTACAATAGAAAAGGTAACTTTGATAGGGTCATGGCACTTATGCAAGTAATGTTCCAAGACCAAGAAGATTTACATGGTAAAGAGTATGAACCTAAATCTAATGGAAACAGAAAAGCAAAACAGCTATTAGCTATGATGGACACTATGTATGTTAAAAATAATACTAGGAACTTGACACAGAGATTAAATTAATTAGTACTTTTGTAAATACTTATTTTTAAGAAAAATGAATCAACCTGTTACCCAACCTAAATCTTATTCTACTGAAAGACTCAGTAGAAAAGAAAAAGAAGATCAAAACTTTCTGTGGTACAGAGAGAAGATTGACATGTATGATACTAAAGCTAACTTCTTATCTATAGGATATGGAGGGGTTAATGAGTATAAAAGAATGAGGGTTAATTATGACCTATTCAATAACATTGTTGATTTATCTGATTTTGCTTATGTAGCAACTCCTTATGGTTCAGAGATGGGGGAACTTCCTGCTCAAATGGTTAACAGAGATATTTGCTCTTACAGAGTAAAAGCTTTGATTGGGATGGAAATGAAAAGACCTTTTGGGTATAGAATTATTGCTACTAACAAAGAAGCATCTAATAGAAAAGTAGAAGAAGAAACTAATAGAATCAGAGATTTTGTTATAGAGTCTATAATGGCTCCTATTAAACAAGAAACTGAAGCTAAGTATCAAGCTGAGATGAAAGGCAGAGAACTTACTGAACAAGAGATGCAAGAGATACAGCAACAAATTGAAGCTGAAATTGAAGCTAAAACTCCAGATAAAGTTAGGGCCTATATGAAAAGAGATCACAGAGACCCTGCTGAAGTACAAGGACAACAGTTATTAAATGCTCTTATTAAAAAACTTGATGTAAGAAAGAAATTTAATAATGGTTGGAAACATGGTTTAATCTCAGCTTATGAGGTATATTGGTTAGGAATAGTCAATGGAGAACCAGCAATGAAAGTTGTAAACCCTGTTAGATTTTCTTGTGATAAAGCTTCAGACCTTGATTACATTGAACAAGGAGAATGGGCAGCAGCAGAATATAGAATGCATCCTTCTCAGATAGTTCAAACCTTTGACTTAGATGATAAAGAAATAGATACTCTTTGGAAAAACTACAATCATCACATTACTCAAAGAGTACATGATAATCTATTTAACTTTGATGAGTATTTAACTTATGAAGATAAAAACTCAATCAGAGTTTTACATTGTGTATTTAAAGGCCTTAGAAAAATAGGTTGGTTAGATTACATTGATGAAGATGGAGTTCTTCAAACTAAGTTTATGGTAGATGAGTCTTATAAACTTGACAAAGCTATGGGTGATGTTAAAATCACCTGGGAATGGATTCCTGAAGTATATGAAGGGTATAAAATAGGTATGCATATCTATAAAGAAATGAGACCTGTTCCAGGTCAATTTAAAGACCCAGACAACATCTACAAATGCACTTTACCTTATTATGGTGCTATCTATGATAACACTAACTCTCAACCTACATCTGTAATGGATAGAATGAAAGTTTATCAGTACTATTACAACATAGTAATGTATAGACTTGAGTTACTTCTTGCTTCAGATAAAGGTAAAAAAATCTTAATGAACATCAATGCTATTCCTACTGACTCCGGGATAGACCTTAAGAAATGGCAGTACTTCTTTGAAAGTACTCCTTTTATGTGGTACAATCCTGATGAAGAAGGAATGAACCAAAGTGATGTTAATACTATTGCTAAAACACTAGACCTTTCATTGGCTTCTGACATTCAGAAGTATATCCAACTTGCTGATTACCTTGAACAAAAATGTGGTAAGTCAGTAGGTATTACTGACCCTGTTTTAGGGCAGACTTCTGTGTCTGAAAGAGTTGCTAATAACCAACAAAACCTTGTACAAACTTCACACATGCTGGAGCCATACTTTGACTTACATAACTGTATTAAAAGAAATGTACTTCAAGGTTTAATTGATCTAGCTAAAGTTGCTTACTCTACTTCTGATAAGAAATTCATTAATTACATTCTTGATGATATGTCACAAGAAATGTTGCAGATGGATGTTAACCTTTTAAATGAAAGTACTTTAGGGTTATTTATGGAAGACTCTTCTATGTCAGAAGAAATTAAACAAACTATTCAACAACTTGCCCATGCTGCAATGCAGAACCAAAAGATAGAACTTTCTGATGTTCTTAAAGTCATTAAACAAGATTCTATACAAGAAGCTGAAGAAGCATTACTTGTGTCTGAAGAACTTAGATCTAAAAGAGAACAAGAAAATGCTCAAGCTCAAACTAAAGCTAAAGCAGAGTCTGAACAAAAACAAAGAGATTGGGAGAAAGAAAAGATGTCTATTGAACATTCTAATAACATGGAAGAGATTGAAGCTAAAGGAAACAAAGACATTCAAAAACAAGCTATGCTCTCTATGGGATTTGATCCTAATAAAGATGTAGATGATGATGGAATTCCTGATGTACTTGAAGTAGCTAGAAATGGAGTAGATGCTGAAATTCAAAGGTCAAAAGAAATAAGAGAAAATAGAAAACTAGATTTTCAAATCTCTGATGCCAAAGAAAAAAATAAATTAAAAGAGAAAGAATTAGCTCAAAAAGGAGCAAATTCAAAATAAAAGCTATTACATTTTAAATGAGAAGAGTTCATTTTTGAAATGTAATTTATTAAATAATTAAACTTAAATTTGTCACAGTTATGAGTGGAACAGAGAAAACCATTGATCAATTTGGAGGTTGGGAAGAAGCATCTCAACAACATGATTTCTTCGGAGAAACTAATTTAAAAGAGGATGTTATAACTTCAGTTACTACTGATGATATAGAAGATCCTGCTAAAGTAGAAGCTGCTAAAGAAAAAGCAACCAAAGAAAAAGAAGAGCAAGAGTTAATTGAAAAACAATTTGAAACTTTTGCACCAACTTCAAAAGTATCTTCAGAAGAAGATGATGATGAAGATGAAGGAGGACAAGGTAATGCAAGTGTAGAACCTGTAGCAGGAACTCCAAAAGCTACTTTATCTTTTTTAAAAGAAAGAGGTTTAGTAGAATATGAAGAAGACCCTGAAAAACCTTTATCAGATGAAGATGCTGAAAATCTAATAGAAGATTCTTGGGAAGCAGCTTTAGAAAAAGAAGTTGAAGCTACTATTAAAGAATTACCTGATGAGTTAAAACAACTTATTAAGTTTGCTTCTAAAGGTGGAGATGTAGGACAGTTACTAGGTAAGATGGTACAACATGCCACTTCAGGTATCAATAAAAATAGTGACATAGAAAATGAAGATGTTCAAGTTCTTGCTGTCACTATGGATTTAAGAAATCAAGGTCATGACCAAGAGTATATAGATGCTCAAATTGAATTCTTAAAAGAAAAAGACAAACTTGAAGGAATAGCTAAAAAATCTTTTGATAAGATTGTAGCAGAACAGGAAGCTGAAACTGCAGGTCAAGTTGAAAGACAAAAGCAAATTCTAGAAAATAAAAAGAAAGCTGCTAGAGAGTATAAGACTAACATCACTACTCACATTAACAGCTTAGAAGATGCAGGTGGATTGCCAATCTCTAAACAAGACAAAACAATTCTTCCTACTTATATCTCAGAGCCAACTGTAGAATTACAAGATGGTAGATTTGTAAGTGAAATGCAAGCTGACCTATTTAAGGTTATGGCAGATAAAGACAAGATTGTTCTTTTAGCTAAACTCTTAAAATCAGATTTTGACTTTAGTGCTATTGAAAGAAAGAAACAAACTCAAGTAGCAAGAGGTATTAAAGATGAGATACAGAGAGCTGATAAGACACAAACTATAACAAGTTCATCCAGTGGAGGTCACAAACCACAGAAGAAAGCAGTCTGGGACATGATAGACTAAATATTTAAAAACAATTATTAACTTTAAACTAAATTGAAATGGCTACATTAGGAAGTAGACTTCTTGTAAAAGAGATGGAGTGGAATGCCAACATGACTGAGCAATCCCATTTGGGAGCAGCTTTGATTGCTAAACCACACCGTATCTTAGGAGAAATGGACAAACTTTTCTCTGCTCAGAACTATTACTCTGACAACCCAATGTCTTCATTGTTAATGGGTAACTCCAAG